CTGTACAATTTTCTATTATGTTTGCGTTTCCAGCTGAAACCATATCATCACCTATTTCATTTTCTTTAAGATGGTTATAAGCATTATATAGATTACTACTAAAGTTATTCCAATAAACTTTTCCAGTAACACCTGATTCTTTTACAGTTATTTCTGTATTATCTGTAAGTGTTAGTTTTTTCTGCGCGCTGTCAGTATCATTATCTGGTTTTATTACCCAAATAATTTCTTTACAAGGATGATTAAAATTTAATTTAACATTTTTTAATGAATAATCACTTTCACCGGTATATCCTTTTAATATAACTTCAGAACCATTAAATTGTAATTGTTCAATTAAATATTCGTGAGATAATTGAGCAAATCTTCTTCTTTCATCAGTATCTAAGAAAATATAATCAACCCATAGTTCTACATCCTTTAACTCAACATTACCATTATGACTACTGTTATTTTGTGAAGCACCAGAGTCTTTTTGGATTTTGTCGTCATTATAACAGTAATTTCCCTCATAAGTATCTTTTATTTCTTGTTGGTTGCAAAATTCAATGCTAAGTTTAACTTCATGATATTGTAAAGCAATTAAAGGTAAAGATAGACCAACATTTCTACAAAACCAAAATTCTAAAGGCACATAAACATCATATGTATCAGCAGATGCTAAAAATATTGAACTATTTCTTATATTTCCTCCTACCATTTTATTATAACCATCTTTTTTACCTAATGGCATACTTAATTCATTCCAAATATACATCCATTCAGAATAATGTTTATCTATTTTTTGCCCACCTATTTCTAATTCAATTTGTTTTAACAATCTAAGACCAAAATAGGGAACTAATGCAACATTTCCTGTAGCTTTTAATGTTCCTTTGAAATATATTCGGTTAATTAAATCTCCATTTCTTGTTATCAAAACGTTAACACGAGAACCGAGTCTTGCAGTTCCATTAAATGTCTGTTCTATAGATTCAATAGCAAAGTTTGTATGACGACGATATACAACTTTAAAAAAAGTTATTTGTGGATTACCAGTTAGAAAAACATCTTGAGCACCATATGCTACTAATTGTAAAAGACCACCACCCATAATATATCTTTATACTATATTAGGAGAAAAAAATTAGACTTATATAAATTTAATTGGAATATGCAATTCCTCCCATTCCTGACATTATTCTTAGTATGTTATAGTTAACAGCATAAATAGAAAATATATAGTCTGAAGTAGTCACAGTGCCAGGAATTTCAAACTTAATAAATGATGTATCTATTCTAGACATATTTAAAGTGCCGGATGGTTGGTGTTCTTCGGGTTTTAATGCAAAAGAATATACATTTATACCCGCATTATTTGGAACATTCTCGTGATGTTGAAATGGTTGAATTAAATTAAAGTAGTTATTATCTCTTGATGTAAATCTATCATTACCATTTAATAATATTTTAGCTTTAGTATACGTATTTCCTTTTGCAGAGCCTCTTGGTCCTAATAATTTTTTCATGTCATTATAATTAGTTATAGTTGAATCCTTATCCAATTCGTTGCCATCTGTACTATAATTAAACCAATTTCTATTTATTTCATGGACGTCACTTATTGTTTTTTTAATAGTCCAAACTAATTCTTTAACAGGATGGTTGAAATTTAATCTTATTTTGTCAGATAACGCTTCTTTTCCTGTAAATTGTAATTGCTCTATTAAATATTCGTGAGATGTTTGAGCAAATTTTCTCCTTTCATCTGTGTCTAAGTAAATATAATCGACCCATAAATGTGCATTTAAAGTAGCAGTAGTTGGGGTTATTGACGATTCAGTCCCTGTACCAATTCTTGTATAACAATTTTTTTTTTCTTCAAATTGAATGTTAATTTTTATTTCATGATATTGTAATGAAATTAGTGGTAATGCCAACCCTACATTTCTACAAAACCAAAATTCTAATGGTACATATAAGGTTTTAGAACTAATATCTCCTCCTTTACCTCCAACCATTTCATAGTAGCCATTTTTTTTAGATATAGGTAAACTTAATTCATTCCAAATATACATCCAGTCAGAATAATGTTTATCTATTTTTTGACCACCTATTTCAACCTCTGCATATTTAATAAGTCTTAATCCAAAATAAGGACATGCATTTTTCGCATCTGCTGAAACAACTAAATAAACTCGTGATATCAAGTCACCATTTCTTGCTATAGTGCTTGTTACTTTTTGACCATATGCGACTGTGCCATTAAAAGTTTGTTGTATAGACTCTAAAGCAAAATTTGTATGTCGTCTATAAACAACTTTGAAAAATGTAATTTGTGGATTACCAGTTAGATAAACATCTTGTGCACCATAAGCAACTAATTGTAATAAACCACCGCCCATATATTATATGTATCTTATACTATTATAATAGAAAAAAAATCTTTGAAAAAATCTAATTAGAATAAGCAATGCCACCCATACCTGATAATATACGTAATACGTTATAATTAACAGCAAATATAGATATTTCTGTATTCGCTTCAGGGTCTTTAATGTCTAATATAGCAGTATCTATACGAGACATGTTTAATGTTCCAGACGGTTGGTGTTCTTCGGGTTTTAATGCAAACGAATAAACATTGATACCAACATTATTTGGTACATTTTCGTGATGTTGGAATGGTTGTACTAAATTAAAGTATCTAGAATCTCTTGCATAAAATCTGTCATTTCCATTTAATATTAATTTAGCTTCTTTGAATAGTCTATCTTTAGATCCAGCAGGGCCTAAAGTAGAAGATAAAGTATCATAATTATTTGCGTCGCCTTCAGATAGTACATCTTTAGTATAATTAAACCAGTCAGCATCAGTAGAACCGACGCCGTCTTTGTGTAAAACCCATACTAATTCTTTAACAGGATGATTGAAATTTAATTTCATTTTGCTAGAAGCTTTTTCTCTGCCAGTAAATTGTAATTGTTCAATTAAGTATTCGTGAGAAGATTGCGCGAATTTTCTTCTTTCATCAGTATCTAAATAGATATAATCTATCCATAAAGAACCAGATAAATTTCCATGCGCACCACCACTGGCAGTTACTTTGCCATGTTCTTCGAATTGTACTACTATTTTAACTTCGTGATATTGTAATCCGATTAAAGGTAATGCGAGGCCTATATTTCTACAAAACCAAAATTCTAATGGAACATATATAGATGTATCATTTAAATCATTACCACCTTTGCCACCAACCATTTCGAAATAACCTTCTTTTTTACCTACAGGCATACTTAATTCGTTCCAAATATACATCCAATCGGAATAATGTTTATCTATTTTTTGGCCACCAATTTCAACTTCGGCATTTTTAACTACTCTTAAACCATAATAAGGTACTAGACCACTAGATCCAGTAACATTTAAAACTAAATAAGCTCTCGATATTAAATCACCATTTCTGGAAACGGTAGCAGTTACTCTTTGGCCATAACCAACAGTACCATTAAAAGTTTGTTGTATAGATTCTAAAGCGAAGTTAGTGTGTCTTCTATATACTACTTTGAAAAAGGTAATTTGAGGATTACCTGTTAAATAAACATCTTGTGCACCATAAGCTACTAATTGCAATAGACCGCCTCCCATTATTAAATATTTATCTAATTTAATATAAGAAAAAAAATTACAAAATAAAATTTTAGTTGGAATAAGCTATACCTCCCATTCCGGATAATATTCTTAATACATTATAATTAATTGCAAATACAGATAATTGATGGGCGCTATCTTGACTTTCATATTCCAAATCTAATACAGCAGTATCTATACGCGACATATTTAAGGTTCCAGATGGTTGATGTTCTTCAGGTTTTAATGCAAAAGAATAAACATTGATACCAGTATTATTAGGAACATTTTCGTGATGTTGGAAGGGTTGTATTAAATTAAAATATCTTCCATCTCTCGCATAAAATCTATCATTGCCATTTAATATTAGTTTAGCTTTTTTGATTGGATTTTTTGTGTCTCCAGCAGGACCTAATAATGCAGACATATTTTTATATGAAA